AATCTTGACTGCTGCTAAGTATCATAGCAACTTTATCAAGTTCATCAATATCTTTAGTCTCAGCATAGACTACAGCTTTTAAAGTAGGATTTTCTGCTTGAAGTTTATCTTGCAGATCAGAAATCTTGTACTCATGATTAGAATACTTAATCCCTGTTTCATAGCCAGTCATTTTAATATAAGCATCACGAGCAAACACCATCTTGTTAATCTTACGACGGGTCTTATTGTCAACCACATCGCCAAAACTCTCACTAATTTCTGCATCTTCTACATCTTCATACGACATCATAAACTTAGACTTGTCAAGAAGTCTAGACACAGTATTAAATGTAGCTGTTTTCACAAAACCTTTACGAGAGTCACTAAGATTATTAGATTTAGAATCTAGTTTAGCACCTATCTTATGTACATCTGTTTTAAATGCTATAAAAGATTGTTCTTCTCTACCATTTATAATAGAATAACTCTTAAGTTTATTAAAGTTACCCTGAACATAATACATGTGTTCCACCTGTTTCATTGCTTCAAAGAATTCAGACCAAGTAAACAACTCTTTGTTGTATATAGTCTCGCCGCCTATAGCAGAAGAGTTACTAGTTTTCTTACAATGATAAACAGATATACCATCAAAGATTTGATGAAAAGATCTATTATGTTTAACAGAATTAGAACTAGCAGTAAGATTCTCATTAAGCTTGTAAGGTACATCATAAGCTGTTAGATCCGCCATACTAGCTTTTACAGCTGATGGATCACTACTTTCAAGAGATGAATATCTATAACCGCCATTACCTATATTAGATACAGCAAGCAAATACTCAATATAATCTGTAATATCATCGTACTTAGCTGATAGATCCTCCTTAAACTTTTTCTTCACATTATTAAGAGCTGTCTGAATAAGTGTAATAGTTTTAGAAGTGTATCGTATCTCTTCGCGAGAAGGTACAAGATCAAGCACACCAATCTGAAACTTAAAAGCTACACTAGCATTGTAATCAGATTTATCTACATCTTTTAGCATATCCCAGTTAATAGGATACCTAACTCTACCTACAAGAAGACACGGATCTGCACCATCATTAGTGATAACATAAGAGTCTGTCTCTTCTATCACACTCTTCTTGTGATAATAGTTACGAACTCTCCCTATACCCTCTTCAACATTCTTTAATACAATGGTGTCAAAGTATGCAAGCTGATTACTAATAGCATCTCTAAAGTCAGAAGAATCATAGCTTTTCTTAATAGGGACAATAATAGTAGTACCATTCTGCTGATCTGTAGATGTCTGATATACCTGATCCATATGTGGAACGTTATCGTTGTTACGATAGATCATATAATATGTCTCAGTACCATTAAACTTACTAGATACATAAAAAGTATCTGCATATGCCAGAGGTGACTTTGCACCAAGGCCAAATCCACCGATCTCATAATTGTTGTCTCTCTTAGTAGATGCACCAAATGTAGTAAATACATTTTGTACACGCTCTTCAGATAGACCGCAACCATAATCGTGGAACATCATACACTCATCCACGCCTAGGATGGTGTTCTTCGTAATGTATTCGATACAAACCGTTTGGCGAGTTGACCAGAAAGACTTATCATCCTCTGTTTCCATAGGAATTTTACCGTCTATCTTTAAATCGCGCTCACGATTTGCATCTATACAATTAGAAGTGATCTCACGGACAATCGAACCAATAGGGTCCGAGTATAAATTAATCAGGCTATCCATAATGATAGCCTGAGATCCGTCCGTAATTTTAAACTTGTGTTGTTTTTGTACGCCAATGACTTCATTAACGTTTGTGTGTTGTTGTAGTTTCATTTATTCAAATGGTTTTTCTTCTGGTTTTAAAGGGTTAACATATTTATGTTTATCTTGATATGTCTCTAGTTTTAAATCAGGAGGAGAAGAAACTTCTGCCTCATCTGATATAACCACACCTAGTTTTTCTTCCCACTCTTCTCTTAAATCAGGGTGTCTGAATAAAACTTGCGCTACTCTATGACTAGAATTTGTAATATCATGAAATTTAAATATGTGGACTTTATAGTCTTGAGGAAACTTAGAATATCTACCTTTTACAAAATTATCATATATATCTTTGTGACTATCCGGAATTTTAAACGCATATATAGTATGATGCTTGTCAGGATCATAAGATACTTCAAACAATTCTTGCTTTTCTAAATAATCTTCGTACTCTAGAAAGTTTTGTTCTCCAGAAAATTTATATAGAAAAAATATATGGTTTTTTAATTTAGGATGATCGTCAGTACGTATAAATGTATTTAATAAATTTTGCTTTTTAACGTCAAAATACAATGACATCATAGGTAATATATAAGTAAACGATTTATTTCGCATCAACCTTCCTTCATAATCTCTCTTCATCGCGAAAATTTAAAAATTAATACTCAACAGTTTCTTCGTAACCCTGCTTAACAGTCCAGACGTTAGACTCTTTATAGTGTTTATACTCAGTGATAAGGCATTTTATTTCATCTTCGCCTTCTTTTATCCATTCAGTTGGAAGTTTATAAACAGCTGTGTCATAAGATCCTTTGGTGTCAACAGCAATAATAAATGCTTCAACCTTGTAATCCGGGTATTGTTCTTTTGCAGCCTGCATATAAAAAGCCAATTGTCTGTAATAAGAATATTGTAAACAAGAATACATAAACCCTGTAGTGTGCCAGTCTCTTAATAATATACCAGTTTTTGAGCCTAATGGTGTGCATGTACCATAAACTTGATTACTAGTTGTTTTAAGATCTACCACTGTTACAGTTTTATTATCATTATCAACGATAAGACGATCTAATTTAGATTTACAATCTACATCATGTAGTTTAAAATAAATTTCTTTTTCATTAAATGTCTCTGTATTTTCATTTGGAGACGAAAATAATAATTTATTTGATACAACATGTGCTTGCAAAGAAGTGTAACAACCTTCAATAACTTGTTTGTCTTTTTGACCTAAAGCTATTTTACCGTCTGCTCTCTTTAAAAATTCATAGTAATCTATGTTTTCTTTCTTCTTCTTAAAACTTTTGAGAATAGTTTCTGGTTTAGAGTGAGATGGTTTATACTGAGCATGTGCGTAAGCCATCTCAGCAATTTTATCTTCTGCTACTCCAGATTTCTCTATTTCAAAATATGCTTGAATGTATTCACCCATTTTACCTGTAACAGGCTCTACATCTGCTATAATAAACTCGTCAGGTTCAAGCGTAAATTTATGAATAAGAGTACCAAGTTCCATTGCGGCACTTTTGGTTTGCATTTCTCTTTGTTTGCGCATTACAAACTGTCTTGGGGATACCTTAAGATAACCCAAGTCGCTATTAGATATAGCTTCATTAGCGTAGTAATTCTCTTCGGACATTTTGTTTTTCTTGTGTTTGTGTTAATAATTCCATGTAATCATTGTATAATTCTTGACGCTGTTTATGCGCATGAATTTTTGCATTTGCAACAACACGATCTCCTTCGTCTACCATGTGATCCACATATAATTCTGGATCATCAAGAGCATTCTCAAGATAGTATCGTACAATATTATCTCTGCCACTATCAATAGCAGAAGTTAATAATCTAATATCCATAAAGTGTCGAAGATAATTAAAACACTTTGTTTTAAAATCTTCTGGATATATAATTCTAGGTATAGACATAATTATGATTTTAATACATTAATATAAACTCCTGGATTGTCTTTATCGTACTCAAATTCTAAAAAGATTGGAAGCATTTCCTCTGCATTGTCATCAGAAATCCACCCATACTTTACCATTTCATCTTGTACTGTTTGGGCAGGATTGATATAATCAAACTTATGTCTGCTCTTACGTATAAACTTAAATGATATTCTGTAAGGTTTTTTATTCTGTGAATCTTTGCCTTTTAGTAATTTTAAAAACTCTTTCTTATTTTCAATCCAATACTTTTTACTACTCTTATAATATCTAGCAGTTTGCTTAGATACTATAAAATATCGTCCTGTCCATCTTCTACCATTCTTGCTTGATGGGACGTTCCCTGGTATAAATATTCCTCTTGGCATACATATTCTATTAACTCTGCCGCATCCTTTAAACTACGATTAGCTATAAAGTCCGACAAATCTTTTGATTTGTAGTCAAAGGTATTAAATTTTCCATTAGTGAAAAATAACGGTATAAATTTATACAGTTTCCTATGTCTATTAGCAAAAGATACGCCAGTGCGATCAAAGTCATATAATATGTATATTCGTGCAAATCTGTCATATAAATTCTTAACAATATCTGCAGGAATGACACAACTCTCTGACGCTGGAGCAATTGCAGGTATTCCCCATATATCTAAACACATAACATCTTTTAGTGATTTAGTAATAACTAGTGTATCGCCGCTTTTAGGCAGTTGGCTCAAACCTTGAAGATCAGATACACTAGTATTACTAAGCCATTTAAATTTGCTATATGGTTGGTATATTTTTATTTTTCCTTGTCCAAAGTTATAAGCGTATATCGGATTGTAATGATTAGCGCTAACAATGAGATTATCATTAACCCACACGTGTTCTGCGGGCTGGACGTGAAATTTATTAAGGATGTTACAACATATTCCATATTTAGACCAAAAAGTTTTGTCTTCCTTATTATTCCAAGGACGTGATTTAATTTGTATTGTAGTAGAAGACGGCTCAACGTTTTCATACTCTTTTAGATGCTCCCCAATATGTTTTTGAGTGGGGGCAGTAAAAGATGTTGTAGATATTCCTAATTGAAAGTCATTATCTACAAGACGATATGTATCAAACCTTTTAAGACCGTACATTTGTGTTAAAAATGTAAAACAATCTCCTGAATCACCAGTACTAAAATCTTTGAAAAAGAACTTACCACTGTTGTGTCTAAACACAGTAAAAGAAGGAGATTTGTCTTTACGAAGAGGAGAGCACATAGCTCTCCCCATCTTAAAATCTTTACCTATGTAGTAAGCAAAGATGTCTATGCATGTAATTCTGCTTAGAATCTCGTCATCACTTAGCTCTACTACTTTACTGCCGTACATTAGAACGGCATTTCAGCACCGCCTGTTGACATCACTGTGTCAGCTGTAACTGTTGTAGCGTCTGGTTCAGGCTTAACTAACTTCTTCTTATTCCAATCTGAAATATAAATGTTAGTCTTATCTGCGGGCACATCCATAGACTCAATAAAGTTAGGATACTTTGGCAGAGACGCATATTTACCTCTGTAGATAAATAGCATTCTAAATTTCTTACCAGTAAACTTTTGACCCATAAGAGATATAACTTTGTTTGCGTACTCGCCAAACGTTGTTACATTATCAATTACAAATTCTGATTCAGGCATAAATTTAGTAGCAATATGCTTTACACGACGTGATACGTCTGTAGCTTGTTTCTCTACATCACCATAATCTGGGTTAGCAGGGAATTCTGCATGTTTTACACTTGCACCATTAGACTGCTTGAATTCAAAGTCAAGTCTTCCGCCTTTGTCCATGTTTAGCGTTACGCCAACAAGTTCACAATTTTCTTGAATACCTACCGATGGAACTGCGCCACCTGTACTGTTACTTTCTACGTTACTTCCGTACATTTTTCTCTCTTTTAAAATTAGTTATTATATTCTTCGATAGCATCTGCTACCATTACTAAATCGTTTGGTATTTTAACAGATCCAAACATGTCTTTTGGAGTTTTGCCGGTATTAGCGCCGTCGTTTTGTGTAACAAACGAATACGTCATACCAGATTCACTTTTTGTGACATCTGTATACAATACAATTGTAAACATACCTTCAAGGGTAACTACATTGTCCATCATTTTACCGATAGTTTTAGCTTTGGTAACTTTGTTACCGTGCGCATCAAATGTAGTTTCTGAGTGCATCATAAATACAACTAATAAATCATCACGCATAGATTTAACTGCATTGATAACTGACCAAGCATTCTGAGCAATCTCAGTAAACTTTTTGAAGCCGGTTTCATTAGCTCTACGCATATACTCATTAGCCATAGTGTATTGGTAATCATCAACAATAATTGTCTTTATTTCAGGACGCTTTTCGTTAATGTAATTCAAACAGCCGAGAATTTCGTGCGGTACATCTGTAGAACAGAATCTACCTTGCGGATTCTCTTTGTCGAATGTAGGATATTTTGTCTTCCATCCTCTAAACGGTAACGCTTTACGAGCTACGTTAACAATGAATGTAGACTCAGGGTTTAAATTCTCAATTGAAGTGGATTTCCCTGTTCCACTTGCGCCAACTATTAATACTTCTTGTGCCATTATTTTTGATTTTCTTTGATACCTTCTTTTAACTCTGCTTTTAAAGCTTCTATTAATTCAAGTATGGTTGTAATTTGTTTATCTTTAGGAACTTTTGAGTTCCATGCAGCTATAAGATACTCTTGGTGTTCTTTGCTACGAACTGTTTCTGGTTGGGGTTTTGGTTCCCACCCCCACATAATTGGTTCATCACTCATTTTCTGTTTCGGTTTTAGTTGAATAAATTGGTTTTGCATCTAGTATTTGGTTATGTGCTAGATTATTTTCCATTAAGGCTATGCAAGGCTCACCCTCACGAACTTTTAGATAATGCCAAAATATAGCATTGTCTGTAGGCCACCTCTTTGGACCGTACGCCCTAACACCAAGCATCTCCGGTCTGTGTGTTACCACAACAATATCAGAGTACATATAACATGCATCTGCACCAAATATATCTTGCTTTTTAGGGTAATGTAAATCAGGGTTTTGTATACGCTCTGAATGCTCTATGTTACGGTTCATTTGAGAAATCAAGATAAAAGATACCTTAATAAGCTTTTTTAAACCATTAAACATAGCCATCAAATCATAGAGAAGATCTCTATCCTGCGCACCGCCTGCCTTTTTTACAAGTAATGTATGATCTAACATGACAATAACCGGTTTGTCAATCTCTTTAGCAAACTTTAAAACTGTTGCTTCTAAAGATTTAACACTACCGGGTATATCAACATAGTATATATCATACTTATTCAACTTACGAGCTTCCTGTACTGCATTCATATAATAATTATCATTAAGCTTAAAGCTCTCTGACGCACTATACAATTGCTGTGTAGTAATTTTCATTTTATTACTAAGTTTACGGGCTACTAGCCTTGAGGATAACATCTCAAAGTTGAATGATAATATAGCAAAGTCTTGATCAGGATTAAGATCTTTTAATCCTGTTTCTAGTTGACCAAGAACTGCTGTTTTACCGCTACCAGACATACCAGCAATAGTTGTGATAGTCTGCCATTCAATACCACCCATGGATATGCTATTAAACTTTTTCCAAGGGGTAAGTAGGGATTTAATTTCACCTTTTCTTCGGCCGTCAATATATCTAAGCGCTGTATTAGATGCTTGTGATATATGTCTCCACGGCAAAGCTTTTATTTCTTCGCTCATATTAAATCTCCTCCATAGGTTTGTTCGTCCTTAGGTTCAGGAGGTTCAATTCCATCATACATAGTCCAGGCCTCCTGGTTTATATATGAGCTCATCATTTTCCATCTTGGGCGAAACTCATTAGTGTAACTGGCTTGCTTTCTATCTTCATGTTCAGCTGCAATAGCTTTAATAATGATTTCATGCAAGTCAGGATTCCTTTCTATTAATGCTATGTATTTAAGCTTGTTACGCTTCATATCATTATGTAAAGGTCTACCTTGATCTTTTATAGGATAGGCAGTAGCAAATTGATTCCAACAATCTTCACATCCTCTAACTACAAATAAATCTAAAGCCTTTTGTCGAAGCGTAAGAGACTCATCGGGCATTATTTTAATAAAGCCGCGCTCTTGTAATTTCGCTTTGTCTATGGGTAAAATTTCTAAGTACTTAGTTAACTGTTTCGTGCCTTCGCTTTTTAGTAGCATATACACGAACTCGCTCGGAGTCAGTTTGTTGCCTTTCAACTTGGTTAAGTTTAAAGACACTTTCATTGCAGTTTAAATATTTATCTAGTTCCTCTTCAGTTAAATTCATCAGCACATCATCTGATAAACATCTTAATTCTTCCTTACATTGTATACAATTATTCATTGCCAATTAAATTACCATCATTGTCCCAATGTGGCGCCATAAGAAGATATAAATATACGTCATTTTTAGCTACTTTACAACCAAATTCCATACGCATTATATCTGTTACAGCCTCAATAGGCAAGTCTTCAAGATCGTCATAATAAAACTTTAATACATTATATAAATGACGTATCTCGAATAAACCTACTGTTCTACCATTGTAAGGACTTTTTTTCATACATATTTTTAAAACGGTAGATCATCTTCTTTTAACATATGAAGATAAGGATCTATCGAATAATCTTTTGTAAATGTATGTAATTTGGTATACTTTTCCAAAGCGTTCATAGGATGCGCAGTTTTAAGCGCTTCTGTGCATGCATTATATGCTGACCACGCCGTACGCTCTGTAAATGCTGAAGAGTTAAACCATTCATCTGTTGCTTTCTTAAGCTGTGCACCATTTAAAATACCTTGATTTACGAATAATTGACCTAAATAATTTCCTGCGTCTGTATCGCTAAAATATATTTGTTCCATAGTCAATTTGTCTTTAACAGATTGATCATATCGACGATCTACATCAGCAAACAGCTTTTGTATAAGAACATCTAAATCTTCTTCTACATTCTGTGTGTGTTTACGCATTTTAATAATATCACCTGTAAACATAAGGTTAGAGCATACAAATACTGATGCTCCACCACACACACCTATAGGTAATGTCTTGTCATAAGAATTACGAAAGCCAATACTTCTATTCATACCGCTACCATTTGATAAGCTACCGCCGTGGTGAAATGTCATACTACCAAACATTTGTTGGCCTCTATGATTTACTTCTAGTTTCTCTTCAAAAGGTGCAGTATTATAATGTTTTGTACCTGCTTCTTTAATTCTTGTCACTAATTGTTGGTGACTTACTGGTATGTAAGTCTCTGTTTGCTCAGGGACCTTGATAAGGCCCAACTCAGCGAAATCTACTAACTTTGCCATTGCTTCCGTCTGTTTTAGGGTATTTAATTGGTTCTACATGTCTATACTTTTGATAGACTTTTGGGTATTCAAATCCGAATTGAAGTTCAAACACGTCTTTTGTTACAAGACCTGTTGTATCTTTCTTTTTCTTTTTAGATTTCTTTTCTTTAACTACAGGAGTGTAGTCATGGTATCCTTTTTTCAAAATATATATCTGATTTTATTCCAAGGTATGATCTTTTCATGCAAAGCTTTAAATGCATCTATGTACAAATGCTTTAAATGTCTAGCATACCTTATGTTAGTTCCACCGTATTGCGAGACTTTCTCTTCCTGTATTGCAGGATTCCATAGGTGTACTTCTGTTTCGCGGTGTTTTACTAAATTTTCTTCATGTTTCTTTTCATTATGTGTTAAAAATATTACTTCTGCTTTAACCTGATCTTTATAGTCAACGTAATCGTTAACCATAGTAAACAGTTCTTCGTAATCTTCTAACCAATTATCTTCTACAATAACTGGACTGAAGTTAATGTGTACATCATAGCCTGCATCTATAAACGCATTAATAGCTTTAATTCTATCAATGATCTTAGATGTATTTGGTTCATGTAATGTAGACATGTATTGTGGCATCAAACTAAACCTAATACGTATTTTACCTTCAGGATTAAAGTTTGTAAATATAGGGTTTACATATTTAGTAGCAAAACTCCCCATTGCAACAGGATGATCCCTAAAGAATTCAAAGATTCTTTCCCACTCATGCATTTTGTAATGCAATGCAAAGTCTTCGTTACAACTAATGTCGTACGTAGTATAATCTGCATGTGTCTGGTTGGGTTTCTCCACTGGTGTGAAGTATGCATGGTTGTTTATTTCTGTAAGTATGTCACCTGTATTTGTTGCCACACTCAATCCCGTAGGTTTATGGCGTTTCATATAACAATATGAACAGTTATATAAGCAGCCATAACCAAAGGATGGAGATATAAAATCTGTGCTACGACCTGAGGGACGAATCAGAAATGTCTTTCTCGTTACCTTTTGAATTAGCTTCATTGAGAAAGTTTTGTATGTTATTTGCTACTTGTAGCTTTGCCACTTGGGCGATTAGCTTTTCGATTACCTTTTCGTGACGATCCAGTCTTTCGTTGTTTTCTTTTGGTGTCATGCTCTTTCTGTTTTTTCTTTAATTTAATTGTTTCCCATGTGACATATAATAATATAGCACATACTACTCCTAAAAATATTTCTGTATTCATAATATAAAATTTGATTAAACTAATCAGGAGCAGGCGTATAACCGCTAAGTATTTGGCCTGCCCTGATCAGAAAAATTATGCAGCACTCACGCAGCTTGCTCATCGTACTAAACTCTCTAAAATATTTTAAATTCGAAGTTCATAAAAATTAGAGAGTTATAAAATAGGCTCCCAGGTTTGGTATCGCAGTATCGCGCTCGGTAACTGAGATGATCAGAGTTTAACCGTTAATCACTCTTGCCTAATTTATTTTCTATTAAAGCAGCAAGCTTGACATATTCTTTTGTCATTATACTTAT